GCTACCTCTGTGGCTCTTCTCTCAGACATATTGATGTTCTTTATGTTCTTCATCGTGCCTTCAGTAGCGTCTGCTTGTCCTTGTTCATAAAAGAACTTTGCAAACTTTTCGGGATTCATTGCAATAGACAAAGACCTATGATAGCCTGCTGCATCTTTCATTAAACCCGACTCATCCAAAAACTTATTGATAAAGTTCTGTGGTGTAGACTGATTCCTTTTCAACTCAGCGGCATCTCCGGGATTAAACGTAATTTTTTTATTGTTGACATCAAACTCAAAACCTTTGAATCCTTTGTCAAAAACTTCACTTGTCTTTTGGTCAAACCATTGACGCTTACGATTGTTCTCCTCTTCTATTGTTCTTGCCTGTTTTGTATACTCACGAAACGTTTGAAACTCTTCTTCCTCATCTTTGGAAAGTCCTACCGTACTTGACTCAAGAGGTAGTTTGTACTTTTCTTTTTGAGAATTGAAGTATTTCTTCGCTTCATTTATAACCTTTTTTCTTTCGATTTTGATTTTCTTGATTTTAGACTCATCATCGATGTCTTCATCGTAATTGTAGTCCTCCATTAAGTTCTCAATATCTTCCTTGTCAAGACCTTCCTGAGTGGCAAGTAAGTACTCTTTTACAAGCTCCTCAGAATCCATGGTATCAAAGTCTTTCTTCAACTTTACAAAGTCGTCAAAACCTCTCCCGGTCTCTTTTTTATACTTCAAGAAAGACGCAACGTCTTCAGGAAGATCCTCGGTCTCTCTTCTCTCAGCCATCAACTCGTCAAACGAATTGATTTGCTTATTGTATCTTTTACCAATATAGGAAAGAACATCTTCTTCTCTTAGATCCTCTGCAGTAGCAACTTCATCTACTACAACCTCTTCACCACCCGTCTGATGATTTAATTCATTTTCATGCTTTTCAAGTAGCTCTTGCTCTATCTGCGCTACACCCTTCTCTTCATTTCCGTCTAATAATCTAACTTTAATGTCCATTTGATTTGATTTTAATTATACAAAAATAGATGATTTATATGATATTTTTAACGAGGCTCAAACTCAGCCATATCGAATCCGTCTAAACTATCCTCGTTAGACTCAAAGTTCAAAGGTGGCAAGTTGTTCTTTCGCTGATTAATCAATTTCGATTGCTCTGAATTTTGTTGACTAATCCTTTTAGACTTAGAGTCTTCTTTCATTTGTTCTCTCTGAGATGTAGTTCCATTGTTCATATCAGCCAACTGAAGATTATATTGGAACTCTTTGTCCATTAGCATTATCTTTAACTGAGCCTCTTGCTGCAATATCTGAGTGTCTATTTGACCCTGCATCTGTATTACTTGCATCTTAGTCTGAGCCTCAGTCTGTAGCTTCTGCATAGCAACTTGACCTGCCATCTCTTGAGACTTTAATTGCTGCTGAGAAATCATCGCCTGCTTCTGCATTTCCATCTTCTCCTCTCGCTCTTCCTTCTTAACCCTCTTGAGCTTGAGCAACTGATTGGCAATCTTCAAGTTTCTTATCTCACGAATGTCAATAGCATCCTCAAGATTGATGTCACCCTTAGACAAAGCCATTTGGATGTTAGCCTCAAGCTGAGCCTTCTGCTCTTCGTCAGGCGCAACTTCTATAAAAATAGCAAAGTCATACAAATACAACTCAGATATTTCTTCCAAAATACCAACGTTGTACTTTCCGATTTGGTTTATAAACTCTTCTTTGAAATCTGCATACTCTAAAATATCAGATACTCTATAAGTTATAGCCTCTGCTAAGGTCTTGTATATAAACAACCCACTCTCAAGGATATGTCTTGTTGCCGTATTTGAGTTCAACGCTGCTAACTTCTGAACACCAACCAATGAGTTAGGGTCAGGAGTAGAACCATCTCTTGCCTCATTCAGCCCTGTTACAGACCGAATCATGTTTAAGTAGTGGTTATAATTAGCAAGTAACATCTGAGTCTTAGCAGTGCCCGAGTTAGACGTAAGCTGAGTAATTGGAACCCTTGCATTGTTAAAATCACCGTCACTCGTAAGACTTCTTCCTATCACACTACCCGTTTGGAAATACAACCTTAAAGCGTCTTCAGGATTATACGCATTACCGGTGCCCAAGTCAACCTCATTAAGACCATCTGCATCTATAAAAACACCGTCAGGAACTATCCTGTTGATTACCTGCTGCAGCTTCAAATGCGTGATCTGTATAAGGTCAGCAAAAGGTATCATCCTTCTAAGCAATGACTCTATAACCCCCTTGTACATCCTTGGCGCACAGGCTACATAGTTTGGTATAGCATACTGACTTGCTGATTTAGGACGTACCATGTTCTCAGAAAGTTCCCACTTCAACAAGATATTGGTTCCCATTACCATGATACCATCATACCAAACGTCAATAGTCTTCTCTATCTTCTCAAAATTACCCTCCTCCATCATCTCTGTAGGCGGATTGAACGTGTCATCTTTTTGAATCACCCTAACGCCACCGTTATCAAGAACCTTCTTTTTGTAAACAACCTTCTTGGTTGTCTTATAATTAAAGTACATCAATGTGCATGTGTCCCTATAGAACATGTCATTTTGATAAATCTGAGCAACATTATAATAATCATACCAAGACTGACTGTACTGAGATATTTCGTTTACATCTTCAGAAGTTAATGTTGGGTCTATCTTGTACAGCTCCGTTAAAGGCAGCGTCTTAATCTCACCCCAATAGAAACAATCCCTAAAATAAGGATCTTCTGTATAGCTGTAAACAACGTTTGCAGGGTCTACATACGAAATCTTAACACCTGCCCCGGGAAGAAACTCATGCTTTGCTACACCAATACCAACAACGGTAGAGTCATAGTCAAGCCTTCTTCTTATCTCGTCATACTTGTTTGTATCAAAAATTGTATTTATCGCCTCTTCCTCCGCAATCTCTATCGATGTTTTGTATGCAATCTGCATGTGCAACTGAAGCTCTTCGTCATTCGATGGAAGCTTCTCAGGAGCCATCATAAATGGGTCTACTCCTGCCTTCTCTTGTATCTTCTCTAGTATCTCCTTTCCTGCCATCTGAGTCTCAACCATATTTTGGTACTCATTCCTTCTGCCCTGAGAAATAGCGTCCTGAGAATAAGCCTTTACTTTGAACAATCGCTCAGACATTCCATTAACAACAATGTCAATAAACTTTGGCAAAATAGGGACGATGGTCCAATCAAGGTTTAAGTAAGAAAGATCTCCATCAATAGCCAATTCATTTTTGTATTTCTTTGTAGACTGCTCTCCTCTTGCATACAACCTAAGCCTATGAAATTCTCTCCATTGAGTATAATATCTGCAGCCCACCCCGTCTTTTTTGAACCATTCGTACTGAATGGCTTGACCAACTTGCAAGCCATAAGAGTCAGAAGCTTTTTCTGCATCTGTAGCCATTTGAGTAGGAAATACTGAAGATGTTATATCTATTGTTAAATTTTTCATCGTATTAATTCACTTAAGTTGCCGTCTTGTTTATACCTAGCAAAGCTAACACTAATTTTTGACTCTTTTTTTTCAGGAACGTACATATGCTTCTGATTTGCCATGATTGCCAACCCCGAACTTATCGAGGCATCAAACTTCGTTCTATCGTTAATGTCGAACTTTGCCCAATTCTCTAACGTCCTTGTAAAAGGCATTGTTCCCATCATGTCAGATTCCCTATACTTAGCCTCCATGTCAAAGCCAACGTACTGCTCAACATAGCTCTCAATAGCAGCAGCATGCGACTGCTTTACGTCTTCTGATGAGTTTGGTATGCCCCCAAGTTCTTTCTCTGTTTTTGACAGCTTTGAAAATTGCTTATCGGGTCTGTTCAATGAGAATCCACGGTACCCTCTGTTCTTAAAATGGTATAGCAACCTTGACCTGTTGTTCTCAATCAGTATTGGCATCCCAAAAAATACACACGCCATAAGCACTTCCTCAAAAAATATCTCTGCTGTTTGTGGTCTAGCAACATACTCTAAGAAGAACTCATTAATAGGTGCTTCATCCATGTGAAATTTTGTAAGCCCATGGAGCGCACCGTTTGAGCCTCGACCATCGACCACTGCAGATATATCGTATGGGTCACAGCCAAATGAGCCTAGGTGCTCATTGCCCGGGTACTTTATACCTCCCCTTGTGTGAATGTTATTCTGCATGTGCTTCGGAGGAAACCAACTAACAAAGAACCTTCCACTTTTATTTGGAGACCAAACTACAGAGGTGTCTTTTACACCATCCTTCCATTGGAAGGACCCCTGCACAATAAAGTGCTCCTTAATCATGCTGTCATTGTAGTCAATCTGCTGATATATCTTGGTAAGGTTGAATAGCGCTTGTTTGCTTTCGTCCCTAAATGCATGCGACTCTGTTCTTGGAAACTGACGATAAAATTCATTCAATGCATCTGCATCACTTTTTAAGGAGTCAACCTCCGCCTCCCAATAGTCAATTGCACCATTTGACACCCAACCGTTGTCTATCCCACGTATCTTTTCTTTCGGCTTCCTAGTCACCGGTATACCGTACCTATCGATAAACCCCTCCATGTTCCACTCCA